TGGGCATTGGCTGTATTGCAAACACTGGTTATTCAAAGTTCTCTATACTTAATCCGCAAGTTAAATAAAGGCTTTCCATTTTCTGTTTATTTATGAATATACAGCTTGTTGACCTGAAACGGAGATACTTGTCGCTTAAAACAGAGATTGATTCCGGGATAAAAAGAATAATAGACAATACCTCTTTTATCAAAGGAGAGGATGTGGCTCTTTTTGAAAATGAGTTTGCGGCTTACTGCGGCAAAAAATACGGCATAGGCTGCGCAAACGGGACTGTGGCGCTTCATCTCGCTCTTCTTGCACTGGGCATTGGAAAGGGTGATGAAGTCATAACAGTCCCAAACACATTTATTGCAACCTCTGAGTCTGTGTCTTATGTCGGCGGGAAAGTTAAATTTGTTGATATTGACGAAAAGGCTATGCTTATGGATTTGGACAAGCTGGAAAAACTGTTGACCCTTCAAGAGCGATGGGAAGCCGGAGAAGCTCGAAAGGCATATAATAAAGCCATGTCGGAATTTAAGGCTAACCCTCCTAAAATCGATAAAGACAAGAAAGTCGGATATATGTCGAAGATGGGCGGCAAGGTGGGATATAGCCATGCTTCCCTCTATAACGTGGTTGACAAAATCACAGCTGAATTAAGCAAGCATGGGTTCTCCGCCTCTTGGAAAACGCAACAGAACGGAAAAATCATCGTTACTTGCCGGATAACTCATTCACTAGGGCATAGCGAAGAAACAAGCCTTTCCGCTGATGCTGATACTTCCGGGGCAAAGAATGCGATACAGGCAATAGGAAGCACAATTTCATACCTCGAACGATATACTCTTTTGGCGGCAACAGGGCTTGCGACGTATGACCAGGACAACGATGGCATTGTCGAAGAGCCGAAGGTTGATGAGAATAAGATAAAAATTCTCAAAGACCTTTTGGCCTCTCTCCAGGTCGATGAAGCCAAGTTTCTTGAATACATGGAAGTCGAAAAAGTCGAGGACATACCGGCTTCTCAATATTCCAAAGCCAAGATTGCGTTAGAGGCTAAGAAGAAGGGGAAAGAGGCGAAATGAAAATCTACGACTTTCCGCAAGGCTCTCCCGAATGGTTCAAAATCAGATGCGGCATACCCACGGCCTCGAATTTTGACAAGCTGGTCACTTCCGAAGGCAAACTCTCCAAACAACGCCAAAAGTATCTGTACAAAGTCGCCGGCGAATACATCACTGGCGTCCCCGAAGAAACTTACCAAAACGCCGCTATGGTTCGAGGCGTAGAAATGGAAGCGGAGGCCCGCAATCTTTATCAAGTCATCAACGACGTTGAAGTCCAGCAGGTTGGGTTTTGTGTTGGTGAACCGGACATAGAATACGGCTGTTCGCCGGACGGGCTTGTTGGGGATAATGGGATGATAGAAATCAAATGTCCCTCTTTGGCTGTTCATGTCGGATATTTGTTGGATGGCAAACTGCCTGTTGATTATGTCCAACAGGTGCAGGGTGAGCTTCTTGTTACCGGCAGGGACTGGAATGATTTTGTCAGCTACTACCCAGGAATTAAGCCTCTCATCGTGCGAGTCCAACGAGATGGGGAGTTTATTAGGGCGTTAAGGATTGAATTGAAGAGTTTTTGTAAACAACTCAGGGAAACAATAAAAAAACTAGGAGAATAACATGGTCAAACGCAGTTACAATTTACCCGACACAGAACCCGAAATGAACCAAAACCTTTTACCGTCTGAACGGAACCACACGTTGCAGGTAATTGACGTATATACCTGCGAAGATAAAGTCGGCCAAAAATTAAATCTTGATAAAGACACGGTATTTGTCAGGTGTGAATCTGTCGGCGGGGATGAAAACGGCCCGTCACTTTTACATCGTTTGATGCTTGACGAAAATAACAAAGGGTTTTTCGCCACACGGCTATTCCTGAAAGCCATCGGACAGCCGCATAAAGGGCCGGGCGTCACGATTGATACGGATATGTGGCCAGGAGAACAGTTTTCAGCATTTATTATCCATAACAAAAGCAGTAATGGCAAGGTCTACGCCAATATCGACACTTATAGTCTTGACGGCTCTTATGACCCGTCAAAAATCCCTGATCCAAAACCGATAAAAAATGAAGAAATCGCTTGGGACGAAGGCAAGACTTAGGCACGCCGGCCTTGGACGGGGGATTCCAAC